AAGGACATTATAAAACCGTATCCAAGACCAACGGTATTTGCAACCTTTGCATTAATTGCAGCATGGTTTGCAAAAGAATTATCAAAAAAGAATGCTAACTCATCAAGATTATAGGGTGGCAATACAACATCAAAAAGACCATAGGCTGTGGTTACGTCTTGCTCTGGAAATAACTGCTTAGATTTTACACCATCTTGACCAGTGTAAGCCTTGTTCATTCTTGTAATTCTGCGTTTAAAGTTTGCATCTATTCCGTCAAAACTTTTTACAAGATCTCCTTCAGTCATAAAGTCATCTGTTTTATTTGCAGATGGCTTATTCTTATCTAGATTATCAATTCTAGCAATAACTTCATTAGTCATTTCCATGTTTTTTTAGCCCCTTTGCAGCATCCATAAAAGCCCCAGTGTCAAATTCACTTGGGATGTAGCCTTGCTTCATTCTGTCAATCTGAACAGAATGCTCTTCTTCTGTAATTCTTGTCACTCCTGGCATAAATACAGCCTTTCCTGGACCAGCACCATAGTGTGCTGCAGCCTGTGTAATTCTATTAATAGCAGTTAGATCATATTTTCTAGCTGGAATGTTCATAAAACTTCCATTACCGTCTCCAAATACTCTTCCTGTTTCTGTTTTCCAAACATATAGACCGTATTCAGCATCATTTTCAACGTAGCTTACTTTTGGCTTGTTTGGCAGTTTTTGTAATCCTTCTAGATAATCCATGACATCATTGTACCATAAAATATCGTTTAAATCAAAAATACATCCCAAGTTACGTCATTTATTACTACAACAGAGTCGTGACTAACATTTACTATACTATTATCGTTAACTACTCCAGAAGAGAGACCAGAATAGGTATTAAAAATTTCTTTTGCATCTAAAGAAAGCAAAGATACTTCTTGTGATTGTTCATCTAGAACTGTAGCCCAAGAAGAGGATGCGGACCAATACTGCCAGCTTTCATTTATAACACTATTATTATTGTTATCAAGGTTGTCTGAAATTTCTGACCAATCATCATAAACAGACAAGTTTTGTTTAATAGCATTTAGCTCTATAAAACTTGCAACATTATCTACTTTTACTCCAGAGTATATTTCTATTTCTCCAATAGACGAATCTAAATAAATTGGATAGTGCTCTTCTGTAGGCTCTTTTTCAAAAGATATAGCAATATAGTTCCAAGCCAATGGCTGAATTACTATTCTATTAACTAAGTTTCCATTTAAAAAGAATCTAGTATTACTAAGCTCTGCACCAGTTCTAGAATTAAAAATATTTAAGAAAGCTCTTTTACCATCATCTTCAGGATTTAAAACAATGTCATATGAGTCACTAGAATTAAATATTCTACCAATTTTCTTTCTTTCGGTAAACACATTGGACTCATTGTACATTAAAAACATTTGTAGTCCAACAACTTCTTGATTAGTTTTTAGTGAATCGTTTATTGGAATAGCAACTCCTTTTAACAAATTTTCATCTACATCTGGCAAAACTTCTATTCCAGAATCTCCAGCTAAATATAGATATGGAGATGATTCAGTATTAATAACCACTGGAATGTTTCTTTTATAAACATATTGATCTTCATTTTTAACTATTGGATAAAATTTTCCTCCACTAGGAGTATTGATTGAATAGAATTGCCCTTCATCAAAAGATAGTGAAGCAAACCCCATATTTTTAATTTTTACATTCTCTGTATTTACTCCCTTAGAAGAAACTTCAATATGAACAGTTATGTAGTAGTTTGTAAAACCAGATACATCTTTTGGTGGGTAAATAATAGTTCCATCATTAATCCTATATTTAGTATCTTCTGAGGAAGTAATTTCTCCCAAATCTAATATTTTATTCATACCAATATTTTCTTCATTTGTAAACTGAGTATAAACTACTTGACCAATTTCAAGAATGTTCTGCAATGTTATGTAAACCTTTGTTGATAAAGAATCTTGATAAGTTGAAGATGTTTCGTTATACTTTGAAAATATTGAACTTGGAGTATCAATGTTAAATTGAAGCAAATCTAAATCATACTTTAATGTACCGTCAGCCTTGGTTATGTACTTTCCAAAATAAGATAGAGGTATTGAATTTTCCCAATATCCTGAAACTCCTACATCTAAAATTATTGAAGTATTTGTTGTTTTTGGCAACAGGGTGTAGGACCCAATATACTCATATAGATCTGTATTAAAGTTTTTAATTGCTATTCCAGATGAATTAAATATCTGGGAACCATCTTTATCTGTAAAGAAATCATTATTAATTGTTAAAGAAAATATTTTTCCAAGAAAGACTTCTTCTTGATTTCCTGCAAAGTTTAAAGAAAGAGATTCTGGCTTTGAGAAAAAAGATCCAACAGTTGAGTAATAGCTTTGCTCAATTTTATCAAAGTCAATCCCTACTGCAAAGTATGAGCTTGTATCAATAGATGCTGAGTTTAAAATAGTTCCGTTATAAATATACTGAATGCTTCCAGAGTTTATTGCTACTTCAAAAACATTACCATCAAAATTATTTGAAATGTATATTAAAGATTGCCTTGTTGAGACATTGTTTGAAGACTTTAGTATTGAGTGTATGGATCTTGTTTGAGATCCTGTTTGATTTAATTTTGAAAAATAAATTGTTCCATAGGAGTTGCTTGCTGCATACAAATTATTTGGATCCATTGAAATATATGGACGTTGTTCATTTTGTATTGCATAATTATCTTCATAAAAGCCTGAAGTAATTAAAGATTTTTCAAAACTTGTTGATGCTGAATTATTATTAAATATAATTTCTGGCAATTGATATTGTGGTAAAGTAATACCCTTATCATCAGCTATAAGGTTGTTATAAAATCCATCGTTCCACTTGCTTCTATCTGGATATCTTATTGTAGAACTGTAGCCAGAAAATGGAAAGTCTACATAGGATAGTGTTCCATTTTTTGATGCAATAATGTTTTCTTGTTCTTGAACACCCTGCCCAAATACATATCTTTTCTTTGCAACTTGCTCTGCAACAGCGTATGGAAATATTGAAAATGAATCTATTTCAAAAAGATATATAAATTCATTTGTGTAAAATCCTAAATAGTCTTCACTTTCTATTGGGAAAGTTGAAATCTCCAATGATTCAATTGTAATTGATATAACCTTTTCTCCATTAATCATTAAGAAAATTTCATTTGGGCTCTGGCAAAAATGAACAAGCATTGGTCTGTACCATTTTCCAATAAAATAAGACTTAGAATAATTTCCAACATTTACAGTTATAAAATCTCTATCAACATATACCCCATCTTCTGATGAAAGTGGACCAAATATTCTTTTTCTTGTAAGTGTTTCAGGACTAATTCTTAGCCAAAATTCTGTTGTAAGAGTTTTATTAAATCCATACTGATTTAAAAATCCTTTCCCAGGAAATACCAGTGATGGAATTTCATAATACTGTTCAGAACTTGAGTATAAAGAAGCGTCTCCTCCATCAAGAAACTCTGCATAAGATGATGAAGCAGAGCCTCCATCAAACAATAATTCTTCTAGAGAAGACCCATCAACTCCTGAATTATCAACACTAATATTATTTTTACTTAATCTAACATTTCCAGAAGATCCGTAAACCATTGGGATAGATGCTAGATTTGCAAAAAGAAAATTATTTACATATAAAACATATCCATGATCTGATTCATCATTAAAACCATACGGGTCTATAATAGTACTTTTTATTTCTCCAGGGTAATCTATTAGAGAGCTAATGTTGTTTGGCAATAGAGTTACGGATGCACTAGGGATTCCATTACTTATTGAATTATAAGGCTCAGACCATTGTCCAAGAGATACTCCATTAAAATAGATAGAAGACTCTTCTTCAAGTGCATCAACATCTGGATCAAATACAACTCTTATAAAAGGAGTAAAACTTCCTCCGTCTGTGCTTCTGGTATGAGAAATTTTTTCCCAGATGTTTGTTTTTAGAAATGAATATCTTCTATACGATTCTTGTCCATCTACAACAAAGCCTATGTCTGCATATAAAATAGAAGTTTGCTCAGGGATGTACATATAAGTAGATATACAGACACTACCTTTATTTGGGTCAAACTCTGAATAAGATACAGAAGATGATAAGGATAGTGTAAACTTTACTGTTGCTGCTGAAGCTGTAGCAAGATATATCTTATTTACATTTAAATCTTTATTTACATTTAGGTCATCAAAAGGGTATCCAGATAGTGTAAAAACGGAAGCAGAACTAACAGCATTATCAAAATACCAACTAGATTGTGTTACCTGCTTTTCTGCTTGTGAAATTAAAGAAACAAAATAGTTTGGCTCATCCATAGCCCACAAAGCCACTGGATGCTCTGCATAGACTCTTGAAGCATAAAGATTTGAACTTGTGTAGGACATAGATTACCTCTACCCTATTTTATCATAGAGCTTAGCTTGTAATATCTACAATTTCACAGGCTCCAGCAACGCAAGAAAGTTCTTGACTTCCAGTTGTTCCGTCTGTTGTTTCATATAGCGAAAGCATTTCCCATCGAATTGAGTCAGGCATTTTGCTTAACCACGACTCATATTCTTCTTTAGAAATTTCCTGATATGGAGCTTGCTTATAAGAGTGCTCTACTGATGGCAAGAACGATACTCCACCAATTGAATCAAAGTTATCAAACACCCAAGCACCAACACGCATCCACTCATCTTCTTCAACATTTACAGTAACACTTGGATTATGTTCTGTCCAATGAGTTCTGTATGTTTTCCACATTTCAAGGTGATCAATTGCAGTAAGATATTTTGTAAGAACTGCATTCTTTGGAGCCTTGATTGGGAAGTAGAACACGGTTGTCGCTTCAGGCTTCATAACATCTGGTTCAAATGGAATTCCAGAGTCTTTCAAGAATTGTGTAAGAGGATCTTTGTTGTCTGCTCTAACACTTCTTACATAGTATTCTGAATACCACGGATGAATGCCAGAAGATACTCCTGTAAGCTGTGAGACTGTTCCTGAAGGCTTTACGCAAGTAATTGATACTGAGGGGTTAATGTTTAAAGACTTAGCCTCTTTGTCATTTACTGAAACAGATAGATCTCTCATTTCATCAAGAAGAGCCTCAAGAGCCTTTCCATTTGTAGCAGTAATCTTATTTCCATAGATACCTGTTAGAGATACTCCAAGAAGTCTTTCCTCTTCACAATTATCTTTCCAAGTTTTTCTAATGTACTTAAAGTTTGTCAAAGTTGATTGCCATGTACCAAGGATTGTAGCTAGTCTTACTTTTTCAAGCAATGTTTCTTTTGTATCAGTTGCATCAATTACAACTTCAGTTAGATTACAAAATTCATTTGGACGAAGAAGAATTTCTCCACAAGGATTTGTTCCACCAACTAGACTAGAGTCTCTACGACCAAATTTATCAATATGCTTACGAACAGAGTCCATATTATAAATACCACGCTCGCCAGACTTTGACTCGTACAGGTTTCTCCATTCACGAAGGAACTGTGCAGTATTTGGCTTTGAATTGTAAACAGCAGAATTATTTGCCAAAGCTCTCTGTCCATTTCCTTCCCACCACTGTCCACTCTTTGCCTTTGCCATTTCAAAGTCATCAAGATTAGAAAGTGAAATTAAAGCACTTCTACGAACTCCACCAACTACAACAACTTCTCCAACTTTACACATTAGGTCGTGTGCTTCAATTGACTTTAGCTTTCTTCCTGCAGCAAGTCTAAATGTTTCAATGGTAAATTTAAATAAGTCAACAAGGGGATCTGGTCCAGAAGCTCTTCCTCCAAATACCTTCAGTCTTGCTCCTGATGGACGAACCTTAGAAACATCCCAGTTTGGAATCTGACCTTGATAAAGAAGTGCAATTAGTTCTTTAAAGGCTTTTGCCCAGCCAAGCTTAGAGTCATCAACAACAATAGTTGTATCTGTTTGAAAGAATGACTCAGCAATTACTGGAAGCTGATTGATATATTTTTGTTCAACACTAAATCCAACACCAGTTCCATTCATTAGGATGTACATTGCCTCATCAAAGGCTCTAGGGCTATCTACAGAGATAAAAGAGCAGTTATAGGCTGCGATATGGTCTCTTTCTAAAGCAGGTCCAGCGGTCATCAGTGCCCTCATAGAAGGCATTATGTGATGATTTAAAATTGCTTCTCTAACTTCATTAAAAACTTTTGCATTTGGGCTATAGCCGTGATTAAGAACTAGATGATCTCTCATAAAGTTACAGTATCTGTCAACAGTCTCCTGCCACGTTTCTCTGCGGTTTTCGCTTTCAATCCAGCGAGCATACCTTGAGATATGAATAAAGTTGCGGTATGGATCTGTTATAGATCCGTTGGAGTCAATAAATGACATTTTGTAACACGTCCTTCTGATAAAATGTAATAGATACATTCTACACGAGTATTCAAGGAGAAGCAAATGGATCTAACAATTCAAGAGGTTAATCACTATAACAATCTTGTAAAAAATAATAAAGCATTAAAAATAGAATGTCAATTTGATAAAGAAGATACAATTATTTCTAGAGTTGACAGTAGTGATAAAGTTTTCTTTTATTGTCTTGGATGCAGATCATCTTTTTATCCAGGAATTAATTTAGTACAAAGAATTAAAGGATATATTTCTTTAGCTACTTCTTAAACAATATTTTAGAGTTGTTTGTTGACTCTTGAATATATTTTCTATTAACAAAACTTTTATCCCCTGGTTTTTTAATCTTGTCTTTTACTGAAAACGTATTAAAGACAGTTCCAGGGGAAAAGTAAGAAACAATTCCTTGACCAATTACCAAGGCATAAACTTCTTCATCTATTTCTTTTGAATCATTTGTTAAATTAATATTAAGTGTAGGACACTTAAAATTCATATCATATTCTTCTCTTGGCATAGATCTTTTTACAAGTGGCATAGTTTTAATTTCAGCCTTTGAACATTGATAGTAAATTCTATCTCCAAGCTCTTGCATATTTTGATCATTATTATACAAGTAAGCATTGAATAACTCTTCTGCTGGATATTCTGGAATAAAAAGACTAATGCATACGTCAGCATTTTGTTCGTGAACTGCTAAGTTATGGGGAGTGCTTTGTCTAATATATTTTTTTAAAAAAGTTTTAACTGGTTCTGAATATTCATCACTTTTAATATATATCTTAGCCATACATATATTATAACGCAAGAATTTTTTTACAAGCTTCTTCCCAGTCATACCCTCTTTGCTTCATTGAAAACTTTTCGGATATAAGTTGAAAGTTTTTATCTCTTTCTTGAAGTCTAACTTTTGGATCTAACAATTCTTCCATATGTCCTAGCCACTCATCTGGAGTATTTGCAACTCTTCCAACTCCAGAATCAGCAAGTAGTTGATACTCTGGTAATGCTTGTGCAATAAAAGGAATTCCAGCAGCCCCGTACTCAAGACCTTTTAAATATGATTTTGCGTGATTAAATTCAACATCTCTTAATGGAACAATTCCAACATCCATTTTTCTATATAGTTCTGGAACGTTTAGCATTGTCTTCATTGGTTCAAATGTACAATATTTTTTATCAATACCAATTTGATCTGATGCTGCTGGAGCATTGATAACATTTCCTGCGTGATGAAACTTTAAATGTTTCTTTTTTAAAAACTCTCCAAAGAAAGGATTAAGAGTTTCTAGATCTCCAGATCTCCAAGGAGTTGCCCCTACCCATCCAAATTTTGGAAGAAGACCAGCATGGTCTTTTCTTTTTATTCCCCATCTTTCAATATCAATACCATTTCTTATTAAAAATATTGGCTTGTCTGGATATTTTTTCTGATAGTAATCTTTTAAAAATGGGGTAGAAGTTATTAAGGCATCTGCTTGTTCAATAATTGCAATATAGTGATCTCTATTATTATCTGGATTTGAATCTGGATGAGTTGTTTTATATGCAAGATTTGTTTCTTCAAGACCTTCCATATGATCATCAATATCAACAACAATTTTTTGACCAAGTTCTCTGGCTTTTGCAACATGATCAACAAATCTTTTAAGCATAATTAATTTTAAAACAATTATGTCCCATCCGTGTATTGCTTTTTCATCTGGAATTAAAATACCAAAAGCATGTTCTTCACTAAATCCTGGAATACCAATTCCACTTTCCCAGCCATGCTCCTTCAATTGCTTCATTGGAAGGTATGCTCTATACCAACCACATCCGTTTGGTTGTAGTGGCTTTACGCCAAATGACCAGTCATAAGTTAAAAAAGCAATTGTCGGAGTTGGCATAGGTTTTTACTTACTCTGCGTCTTTTTTGTAGCAGTCTTTTTTACTGCTTTAACAACTTCTGCAGCAACTTCTTCGGAAGTTGAATTTCCAGAAATTTTTCCAAATGCGATATCATTCTTATTAAAGAAACGAATTGCAACTGGAGCAAAGGCAGCTACTAAAGCATATAGATATGTGTATGGATCTGTATTACCTGCCATATATAGTGCAAGAGCTGCACCTAGAAATGAGCGACCATAGGATTGCACCATTTCTTTTTGTGATTTTGTTAACTTGAGTACCATTTTATTTCTCCTGTCTATAGTACTTAGTAAAATTATATACTATTTTAAATATGTTGTCAACTAATGTTTTTATGGAAATGTTATAGATCCAAGTCCACTTACAAATGTATAAATTTTATATCCTGCTGTTGTATTAGTTGGAGCAACAGTAGTTCCATTTCCAGCAATAGTTGAGCCAGAGCTATTTAAATAACTTAGTCCAGATCCTATTGTTAAATTTCCCCAATAATCAGGATATCTAATTATGACAATTCCAGATCCACCAGCTCCACCATTGTATGTTTGTCCTACGATGCTGGTCGTAGCACCACCACCACCGCCACCAGTTCTAGCTACTCCAGTTCCACCAGTAGCATTAACTCCAGCAATTCCTCCACCAAAGAAAATGCTTGTTGCAGACGTTGGTGTAAATCCACCAGCGGGATTTACTGTATCATATACGTTATTTGCAGCATAGTCAGGGGAGCCTCCACACCCTCCACCAGAATATGCAGATAGTGTTCCAGTTATAGAAGATTGTAGCCCACGAGCACCTTTTGTGTAAGATGCAACTCCACTTGGTGCACTTGAATGTGCTCCACCACCTCCACCGCCATACTCATTACCAGCAGAATTTCCATTAAACCCTTGACCAGTAGCTCCAACTCCTCCTGAACGAGAGCCTCCAGCGGTTGGGAAAAAGCCAGCACCTCCGCCAGACCCACCATCACCGCCAGTAGCACTACCGCCAAAACCTCCTCCAAGGGATGTTCTTGAAGAAAAATATGAAGACCCACCAACTGTTCCATTTGCGTGACCAGAACCACCAGGACCTCCAGCTCCAACTTGAATAGTTGTAGCTTCTTTAGAATTAAATTCTAATATTTGTTCTGCAGTTAATTGTTGACCAGTGAGTTCACCTACAACACTAGAGCGATATCCTCCAGCACCTCCACCGCCACCTACAGAAATTCCTTGTGGATAGCTAGTACCGTTACGAAAACCTCCAGCACCTCCACCACCGCCAGCAACAATTAAATGTTCAACTTTTATTTTACCTAATCCTTGAAGTCCAAATCCTCTTGAAGATGCTGTTCCTCTAGTTGTTAAAAATGGCATTTAATAATCTCCTATGAAAATTTTGTTTGTGATGCTAAAACAGTGTATGTAGCAGATGCTGTTTTAATAATTGTATATGAATATATATCAATAGAATTAATATTTCCGCTAGTTGGGGTTGATCCATTTTGCCATTTTGGAGTTACAGAAACTCCATCAATCAAAAGTCCAGTTTGATAAAAAGCGGTTGCTCCATTTGTTACTAAAAATGCTATTGTCATAGATTCTCCAACTGAAAGAATGCTATTTAAAGTAGTGGAAGCATCTCCACGAAAGTTTATTGAAAAATTTCCAGTAGCATTTGCTGTATGAAATAAAATTGAATGATTTGTTAAAATGTTATAGTTTATACTTCCAGATGTAGCTGTTGCAGCAACTGTAACAAATTCTTGCATTTCTTCTATTGATGAAGTACCCGTAATATTTGGAGAAGTTAAAGTTTTATTTGTTAAAGTTTGAGTTTTTGTAACACCAACGATCCCTCCAGTTGCACCAGATATTGACCCTTCTGTGCTAGTAATTCTATTATTAAAAGCTACAAGATTTTTATGAAGACTTACAGTGCCTTCTGTATCTCCAGTATCTGAATTTCCATAATAGAATAGTTCAAATGCATCTTGAATATTTGCATTATCTGTTAGTTCTGGAACATATGTGTCAAAGGTATTGTTAGTAAAATTTTTTGTAATGCTAATTTTTTCTGCCACCTTATGCACCTACTCCAGCAGTTATATAAAAATTTACAGGAACTGCAGACGATGAAATTAAAGATACAGATCCTGAAGACAGCTGTGCACCTTTTAATTCTGCAATAAAGGTTTTAACAGCAGGATCTCCAACATTTACAATATTTTTATTAGAAACAGATACAAATGCTGGATTGTTTAATTCTGATGTTGCTTGAACAAGGATTGTTTCTGCATCTAAATTTTCTGGTGCAGTAGAGTAAAAATCTGCCAACGGTACTGAGATAGATCCAGTACCAGATGTAAAATTAACTAATTTTTGAATGCTATGAGATATTGGTTGAAAATTTAATATAGATTGCCATAAGGTTCCTCCAGGAGTTGCATTTAATTTATACACTACTCCATAATTTCCACCAAGAAGTCTATTTATGTAAAGATCATTTACTTTTGCATCTACAAGACTTGCTACATTTTCTGCTGCTGTAGGAAGACCAATACCAGAGTAAAACTGTGACCCTCTTTCTCCTTGTGGACCAATGTCAACACTTACAGATACTGAGGCAGGTGGTCCAACTACAACTAATTCATCATTAGATATAATAGTATCTATTGCCATATTAAGTTACCGCCACATCTTGTGTAACACTTATTGTTCCAGTTAAAAGAGTAAAAACTTTTCCAAAGGAGGATGATGATGCACTTGTATTTTGAATCTGAAGATCATAAAAATATGTTGGAGCTGTTAATTTTCTACCCCCAGCTGGTTTAATTGTGCAAGTAACGTGGTCTCCGTCTTGAACACTTGCCACAGCATCTAAAGGATTATTAATAGAGTGTATTGCAGCAGCCGATGCTGATGCACCTCTAGATGTAGCAACTAAAAAAAGTGCGGTGTAATTAGAAAGGTCATCAAATACTCCACCAGTAGAATTTTTAGGGTATACAAAAAACTCAAAAGTATCACCTGCATAGTAGTTAAAATTATATGTTCCTGGAAATGCCATAGTTAATCACCTTAAATTATTATACCACGATTGGTATTTATTCAAAACTTACTAATTCCCAATTTAATAAGTCTTCATTCCACACATAGTATATTCCACTATATGGCTCTTCAATTTCTGGCATAGCAACTGGTGCATACCATAGACAAGTTTCTTCGTCTAGTAGCCAGGAATCAAATGGTTTAATTGGAATAAAAGCATCTCTTTCTTCATCATAATAAGTTCCTATTCCAGCAAAGTTCTTTCTTATTCTATTATTTATTGAAGTACGAATACATCTTTGCCCTTGAAAATTTCCATACCATTCTTCAGGGGATAACCCTTCAATTAATTCTGTTTCTTCAATACCCTTAATAACATTAGTCACTAAATTATTTTCATCTAAAAATGCGTAATGTGCCATTATGCAAAACTCACCGTTCCTGTTCCACTTGTAATTGTTGTTACTTTAAATCCACCTGAAGGTGCAGCAGTAGTTCCAGTTAATCCAGCACCAATAGTTATTGTTCTAGTGTCTGGATACTTTAGAAAAACAACTCCTTGAAAACCAACGCCACCAACAGTGCTACCTATTCCATTTCCACCGCCACCAGCAGCTCCATAAACAGTTCCAGGAAATCCAAGACTTCCGTTAGTACCACCATTTCCTCCACCTCCAGATCCACCAGCACCAATAAACTGACCACCACCGCCGCCGCCTCCAGCACGAATTACAGCTGATCCAGTAATTGAAGATGTTGCACCAGGACCACCATTTCCTCCACTATTGCTTGAAGTGGATGCATCTCCACCTACGCCACCAGCACCACCACCAGCACCACCAGGCTGTCCAACACCACTACCTATACCACCACGAAAACCTTGAGCTGGAGTTGTTACTGGAGAAGATATTCCATAGCTTCCTCCTGTTGAGCTACCACCACCACCAGATCCACCATTTTGAGCAGCACTAGCTTGACCAAATCCTCTACCACCACCAGTGGCTGTTATTATTGAAAATATAGAAGTTCCACCATTTGTATTAGCAGTTCCACCAGCACCACCAACTTGAACTGGATTTGTAGCTTGTGGAATAATTCCTATAGTTCCAGTCAAATATCCACCAGCACCACCGCCACCGCCATTGTAAACATTGGAAAGAGCTTGACCTCCAGCACCACCACCAGCTATAACAAGGTACTCTACTGGAATTGGAACAATACCAAAAAGTCCAGCACTTCTTGCAGAAGCTCCACCTCTAGATGATATTAATGGCATGACTATTCTCCTTATGCAAATCTAGTTTGTGATTCCCAAACAGTGAAAGCTGCATTTCCTGTTTTAATAATTGTGATTGAATAGATGTCAATAGAGCTGGCATTTCCACTTGTTGGAGAAGACCCACCTTGCCATTTTGGGGTAACAGCTGATCCATCTATTTGAAGACCTGTTTGGTAATAGGCTGTTGTACCATTGGTAACTGCAAATGCAATAGTTAATGATTGACCAGTAGAAAGCATAGAATTAACAGTAGTTCCAGAATTACCACGAATATTCAAAGTCCAGTTTGCAGAAGCGTTTGAAGTATAGTATGTTATAGCATTATTGGATAATACATCGTAAACAATTGTTCCACCTGCAGAAGTTGCAGCCAATGTTATAGACTCTTCAATTGCATTAATTGATGTAACTCCAGTAATTACTGGATTGGAAATAGTCAAGTAAGTTGCAGATCCAGCTGCTTGAGTAAGGTAGTTTGTGGAAGCAGATGTCTGAGTAAGGTAGTTTGTAGAAGCAGATGCCTGTGTAAGGTAGTTTGTGGAAGCAGATGCCTGAGTAAGGTAGTTTGTAGAAGCAGATGCCTGAGTAAGGTAATTCGTAGAAGCAGATGCCTGAGTAAGGTAATTCGTAGAAGCAGACGCTTGAGTAAGATAAGTTGTAGAAGCAGAAGATTGCGTTAAATAGGAACTTAAGTCTTGAGTACTTGAATTTAAAATAATTTGACCAGTTGTATCATTATAGGTAGCTGTAACATTTGAATGATTACCATGTGTAAATAATGTAGATGCATAGTCTTGTACTTGATCTTCAGTTAAACCATCAATAATTCCATTTACCTCTACCCAGTAACTACCGTCATAAATAAAGAATGATCCGTCAGACTGTCTATACCAAGTATCTCCTAGTGTTGGAGATACTGGAGCGGTTTCAGAAACAGTGGTTGTAGCACCACCACCGCCTTCTCCAGAGACTATTAATTGATTTATCCAAGCACCTGATGCTGAATTCCAAACTATAGCCTCTCCGTTATTTAATGAATTTATCTCAACATTTGAAAGACTATCTAAAGTATGATTATGAGAAGATAAAGATACCCCTGCTTCATCTGCAGTTTGATTAATCCATAATCCACTAGGTAAATCATATGCTAAAAATTCATTATTTTGAACAGATCCAGAAATTAAAATGTCGTGAATATCTTCTAAATGACCTCCACTTGATGGTCTTACAAATAAAATGCCAGTTGTTTGATGACGAATTATAATAATTGCAACTACAACAGCATGTGTTGGCTTTACGTTTGTTAGTTTTCCTGGAACAGTTGGATGAACATACAAGATATCTCCAGCACCCCAGGTTTCATCTCCAACGCTTATTGCAGTTGAAGAAGTTCCTCTTGTATCTAAGTCTCTAACATATCCAAAATGTTGAACAAATCCGTTAATGCCATTACTAATACTTTCTGTTGCAAGACCCATAAATCTTACTTCTCTTACAGATCCATCTGCTACATATGGAGTTACTTGTATTCTTCCACTTGGTTCAACTCCAGATGCATACAGGGCAGTTCCTTTTGATATTGTAGAACCAGTTGAATTTCTTACTCTGTATACTGACTCTTCTCCAAGGTGTATATGTTTTGTGGATGATAGTCCAAGATTTAATGTACCTTCAACACTGTCCCATCCAAGTAATCCAGTTACTGGAGTAATATTTGCAGTTGTATCAAATTGAATAAAATCTGGGGATGAAATAGAATCAATAGATACTAAAGATCCACTAGTATTTAAATTAATAACATTGTTAACATCATCATATGTTGATATAACATTTGAATTAGTTGAAGATGTAAATAAGGGAGCAACATAGTCTTGAACTTCTTCTTGAGTTAATGAGATAACTCCATTGACTTCTACCCAATAGGTTCCATCATAAATATAAAGTTCACCAGTATCATTTTTATACCAGCCATCTCCTTCATTTGGAGAAGGAGGTTCTGTGGTAGATACGGTTATACCCGTTCCTCCACCTGCACCAAGTTCAGACCAAGTGCCTTCTTTATAAATTTTTGCAACAGAAGCTGAGCTATTGAAATATAGTTCTCCCTCGGATCCACTTGTAGGATCTGAAGGTAGGTTAACTAGCTTTAAACTAGTTAAAAATTTCTTTGCCATAAAACTTCCTTTTTAAAAATGAGAGGCTGGGGTTTAATCCAGCCCCTCACATTATATTATACTTTATCCAATTACTACAACACGATAAGTGTCAGCAGAGATTGTTGTTGCACTATTTATTTTAATAGTTATAGCAGATGTTGATGTATGTTGTACATCTACTTCTACCTGTGCATAATCAGCAGCAACTTCATATACTTGAACTGTTACATCCTTGGTTCCAAGGTTGTGTGTTACAGTCCATGTGCATACTCCACTAGTTGATGTTAATGATGTGTTTCCTACTGCATATTTCTTTGGGAATCCGTCAGTTACTAACTTTGATTCTACAGAAGAAATATCAACAGCAAGACCACTACCAGTTGTCAAATAGCTTGTTGAAGCTGTAACAATACCAGCAGTAAATGTTCCAGCACTTCCACCATTATCTGAATATGTGAAATCAACTGTTGAAGAGTCTGTTAGCATTGTGCCAACTGTATCTTCAACATACTCCTGTAATCCAGTTATATCAGATGTTGCGTGTTGATGACCTTCAAGAGAGATAGCAGTTTCACTACCAATCAATCCAGCTGACCACTTATCTGAGGATTCGTTCCAAATTAAAGAAGCATTTGTAGAATCTCCACGCTCAACTTCAATACCTGCATTTGCTGCAGGAACTCCAGTTACGTTGCTATTAAGGGTAATTTGATTATCCTCAACTAGCAAAGTTTCTGTATTTAGAGTTGTTACGCTTCCACTTATAGTTAGATTTCCAGTTACACCAAGGTTTCCTCCGATTGTTACATCATCTGGAAGACCAATGGTAATTGATCCAGCAGAAGCTGAAACAGTTACCTCATTTGCTGTACCACTTAGAGATGTTACACCAGTGTTAGTAATAACTAGACTTGAACCTTCACCACCTGAACCAGTTACACTGATACCTGCACCAGATGCACTTGCACCTGCTACATAATCACCAGTTGTATCTGAACCAAGAGCAACTGAATCTGCTACAATATCCGCTGTAATGGTTACATTTTGCGAACCATCAAAGCTAACGCTACCACTTAGAGATCCACCAAGACCAATAGACCTTGGTGTTTGCAAAGCTGTAGCAGTACCTGCATTACCAGTTATATCACCATCAAGATCTGCAACTATAGTCTCTGGTAAGCTAATCGTGACTGCTCCAGCAGATGCTGAAACATTAACTTCACTAGCGGTTCCAGATATACTAGTTACACCAGTGTTAGAAATTGTAAGAGTTGAACCTTCACCACCTGAACCAGACACGCTGATACCTGCACCAGATGCATTTGCACCTGCTACATAGTCACCAGTTGTATCTGTACCAAGAGCAACTGAATCTGCTACAATATCCGCTGTAATAGTAACATTTTGCGAACCATCAAAGCTAACACTACCACTTAGAGATCCACCAAGACCGATAGACCTTGGTGTCTGTAAAGTACTAGCAGTGCTTGCATTACCAGTTAAAGCACCAGTAACGTCTACTGTAATTGAGTTTGGAAGACTTACTACTACTGCACCAGCAGAACCACTAACCGATACTTCATTTGCTGTACCAGAAATACTAGTTACACCAGTGTTTGCAATTGTAAGAGTTCCAGAACCATCATTGTAATCAAGGTTGATTCCAGATCCTGCAGCAAGAAGTTCTGCAACAGCATCTTCAATTATTTCTGCATCTACTGAAGTTAAAGATACCCAGGCAGAAGCTCCACCATCATAATACTTTAATTCATTATCTACAGTATTGTAATATAGCTGACCAGCTTTTCCTGCTGGATCTGTAGCCAAGTTATGGATAATTCCATTACGAAGCTCATTACTATTTAGATCAATATTTGTTAAAAATTTTCTAGACATATATTTTCACCCCCTTCATTACGATAAATACGCCCTTCCCGAAAATGCTCCGACAAAGGTTAAAACTACAGTATTTGAATTTGGATAGTTATATGACCCCTCAACAACTGTTCCTGCTGTATCAACTACTGTAATATTAGGCACAAAGCCCAATCCGTGTGTTATGCTCCAAGATGCAGAAGCATTTTCTTGAATATGAACATACCCAAGTTCCTGACTTCCTACTAAATCTGTTGGACTTCCCCATCCAGATTCCGTTTTTGGACCATACAAATTCATATTTGAAGTATTTAAATAAAAGTCTCCATTTATTCCAAGACCTGCTGAAGGTGCTCCAACACCATTTAAAAGACCAGTTCCTCTTGGACCTTGAGGACCAGAAGTTCCTAAATCTACATTTACTACTTGTTCTGTTAAATTAACATTAACATTTGTTTCATCTACAGAAACATTATTATTTATTTGATTAAGTTCTACTTTAATTTCAGGCATTATCTAGTTACCTCTGGAGTTACATTAAATGTACCTTCGATTAATCTATCAACAGAATTAGATGGACTAACTATTTCAAGGTCATAAACGTGTGTTCCAGTAGGAAATCCAGAAGTTACACTTGCTGAAATTAGAATATCAATAGTTCCAGCAGATCCACCCATAGTAATTCCACTACCAGAAACTAGAGAAACTATTGGATCTGTTGAATAATAAGCTTCTCTTACTTGAAGTCTTGAGGAGTAACCAGCTAAATTTACTGGAACTTCATCCAGGGTGTATGTCAGAGTCCTTCTAAAGGTACTACCTTGAGGACAAACAAAGTTTACAAGCCCTGGGGTCATGTTGGGCACTCCTATTTAAATTTTCTTACTTTCTTATTATACCAAACTATTTTATTTCTTATCTGCGATATAAGCTACTAGAACATCGTGAATTACTTTTACTTCTCCAGTTAATTGCTTAATATCTTGCTTTATTTCTGACTGATTATCTGCTAAGCATTTTACCTTGTCTGGAATACTTGATCCACCATTTGGAAATATTTGATGCTCTACACGATCAAGGCGATCTGCTATAGTTCTACCCTTTTCATCTTTACCAAGAATTCTTTCAAATTTTCTTACGGTTGCATAACCAACGCCTAGAATGGCGGTAAGAGATAAGAACATTTGCCAGTTTTCGACAAACATAGATATTGAATTATTCACGATTTTATGGTATACTCCAAAGTAAGACTTAATGACAATTATAACATATAAATAACATAAGGAGATTAATAAATGCCCGAAACTAAAGAAGAAGTAAAGAAAGTATTAAAGATTGCAGATCGTTGTGATAAATGTGGTGCTCAAGCATTTGTACTTGCTACTGGAGTTTCGGGGGAATTAATGTTTTGTGGTCATCATTATCACAAATATGAATATGCAATTACTCAATGGGCTTATAAAATTGTAAATGAACTAGATAATATTAATGAAAAGTCTGCAAGTAGTAATATTTAATTAAGAAACTCTATTTACATATCCAGATATTGAAATAACATTTGCAGTACCTGCAAAAGCTAAAATAGATAGTCCATTATTTAATACAAGACCTGGAGAGACTAAAACTAATCCAGACTCTGGTGATATAGTTATTTCTATTTGATCAGCAGAGGTTGTTCCACCATATTCAACAGTTAATTTTACTGCTGCGGATCCTGAATTTGATGCGTAAAGCCATACTTCATCAAGACCAGATGTACCAGCAGCAGCAGTGTGTATTGCTGTACCAGGTGTTGCTGATGCAGATATATTTATAAACTTTCCATTAGTTGATCCAGAAAGCGGTAATTTTGAAAAGGTTGCCATAATAATCTATTCTACCACTTATTTAATGGGCAATTAAAATTTTTATCGTGAGCTAAAGATATAGCAAAGCATTTGCACTCTGAGGCTGTGCATATTCCAACACTTTCTTCACACTTATCACACTTATCACATATAGATATTCTTTCTAAAACAAAAATTTCTAATTCATTAACATTATCTACCAAATCCCATCTAATTGGCATTAAGACCACCATATCCAATGTTCCCAGGTTCCTGAAAGATTAGTATAGTTTGGTGTACCAGATTGACCAGTGCCCCAAATTAATCCATTTGGAAAAGATCCACAAGTTGAACCATTCCATCCAGCACCTACAGCCCCATTTGAGTCTCCCCAACTACATGGACTTTGAACGGTATTATAAAATCCATGACCACCAGCTTGTCCTAAATAAACTCTAAAACCACTTTTAGTTCCTCCAGAAGTTAAATCAGTGCTGCTTCTTGTATTATATAATTGTTTTGCTCCAAAGTATGAATAAGCCCTAGAAGCAGCATCGTTTCTCTGAACTAAAAATCCTTCAAAATCTATACTATTTCCAATTTCATTTATAGTTGCTGTACTGCTGTATGGGCTGCTAAAAACTTTAACCCAAGACTTGCCATCTGCCATATTTGGAGCATAATACATTTGTCTTGAAGATGACATTGACGGAGACTTAAGCCAATAAGTTCCCTCTGTTCTACCTAAAGTGCTTAGGGAGTCTGGACTTGTTGCTGGATTGCCACTAGAAAGTCCTACTGTAGAAACTTTTACCGAAATATTATCTGATCCAACCCAGGTAGAAGCTTTAGTACTTACTAAAATTTTTCTCATATCCATTATGAGAACATCCTACTTGAAAATATTGCTTGAGCATCATCTACTGCAGAACCTAATTGAACCCAGGAAGATCCGTTATATGTTTTTAAAGCTGGTGGACTTGTTAAAGAATCTAACCACAGGTCTCCAGTTGCTGGACTTAATGGAGCGGAGGAAGAATATGGAATTAATTTTTCATATTGTGTTGAAGCAGAAGATTGTGTTAAATATAAAGAAAGATCAATATTATCTAAATCTGTTTGAGTGGCATATATTGTAGAAGCAGATACTTGACTTAAATATGTATTTTGTAAAGCAGATTCTTCAAGATATCCAAATCCTGCATCTTGTCCTGATTTCTTCCAAAAATTTCCATCCCAATAATATCCTTGATATAATTCATTAATTTCTGGATCTAGAGGAAATAAAGTAGCCATAATATTATAATTATACCATTTTAATTTTCTTTATTCTGAAGGCTCTACTAATTCCCAGTTTATAATATCTTCATTCCATCTATAGAATGCACTCTCTGGTACATCACTTGGGTAAGGAACTGGAGATTGCCATTGGCAAACAGTTTCATCTAATAGCCAAGAATTAAATGGTTTTGGTGGAATAAAAGCATCAAGATCTAAATCATATGAATACCCAATACCAGCATAGTTCTTTCTAATATTTCCATTATAGGAAGTGCGAATGCAGGTTTGATTTCTAAATTTACCATACCAGATTTCTGGGGATTCTCCCTCAATCAATTCTGTTTCATCAATACCAACAATAACTTCAGTTACAATGTTGTTTTCATCTAAAAATGCATAATGTGCCATAAATATATTATATCAGATTTTTTGCTAAACTAGTACTTAAAAGACAATATTTTATTATGCCCAACTTACCGTTCCTGTTCCACCTGTAATTGTGGTAGTTTTAATTCCAGCTGAAGATGCTGTTGAAACAGTTAGTCCCGAAGTTGTTATTGTAAAAATATCTGAGTATTTAAGAATTACAATTCCCGAACCACCAGATTTTGAACCAGTGTTTCCACCATTACCACCAGCACCGCCACCAGTATTAGTTCCACCACCAGTACCGTTTCCACCATTTCTAATTCCTCCAGTGCCACCGCCACCTGAACCACCTGCACCACCTTGACCACCGCCACCACCGCCAGCATAGTAGACTCCATAAAAAAGGTTTCCAATACCACCAGCACCGCCATAGTTACCACCTACTGCACCTGCGCCACCACCAGCACCTGATGATGGAAAGTTAGTACCTTGCCCGCCGTTATTACCTTGACCAGCAGTTCCCGCTCCACCAGAACTAGCACCACCTTGGTTGCCACCGCCACCGCCACCTGAACCACCAGAGGCTCCAGCCTGACCGTCAAAGTTTCCTCCACGACCTCCACCAAGTGCTGTGGCTAATGTACTAATTGAAGAGTTTACTCCGTTAGCATTACCGCTACCTCCACCACCAACACTAATTGTGTATGGATTTGCACTTGTTACAATTGATCCAAAACCAGTTAGGAATCCTCCTGCACCTCCACCACCAGAAACATCGTTTTGTGAACCACCACCACCAGCAACTACTAGGTATTCAAAAAACTGAACTTTACGAGATGGAATATACAAGCTTCCATCACCCTGACCAAACCAAGTACTTACTTGGCTTGATGAAACCATTCTGTGTAAAGGATTAGCCATTAGGTAATCCTGTTTACATAACCTGAAATTGTAATGACATTTGTAGTTGCAGCATAAGCAGCAACTGTATTAGCAGCACTACCAGTGCCAGTTAAAATTAAACCAGGAACAACCAAGGTTAAACCAGATGTGGCAGGAATAGATAATTTAATATCATTATCAACTGCTGTTGTTCCACCAAATTGAATTGTTAACAAAACTGCAGCTGCTGAAGAATTATATGCATAAAGCCAAATTTCATCTTCTATTGTTTCTGATGTTCCAGTTGCATGAATAGTTGTACCAACAGAGGCAGTAGCAGCAACTTTAATTGCTTTACCCTGTGTTGAACCTGATAGAAGTACTTTTGAGTAAGTTGCCATGATTATATTATACCTTATCCAAAAATCTGACTTGGTAAAATAAATTGATCAGATTCTCCATTTATAGCATTTAAAGCTGCCTGTGTTGCATAAGTTGTAGATGCTGAAGACTGTGTAAGATATAAAGAAAGGTCTAAAGTTCCCCAACTTGCTACGGATCCAGAGGTTGTTAGATACTTTCCAGCATTTGCAGACTGAGATGGTAATGCATCAATATTGTTTAATTCTGTTTTTGTTGCATAAATTGTGGAAGCAGATGATGTTGTAAGATATTCAGCAAGGTCTATTGCAGTTCCAGATACTTCTATCCAATATACAGAATCATAAACAAATAATTCATTTGTATCTGTATCAAACCAAAATTGTCCTTGTTCTGGAGCAGCTGGGGGACTAGAAGATACTGAAATGTTTGGAATAAATTCATCTACATATTCAGTAGTTGCATATCCAGCCATATCTGGAAGACCAGAAACAAGGGGTAGCCAATTAATTCCATCACTTACATATGCTTTTTTTGCAACTGGCATAATTAATCAGCCTCCTTTTTTTATATTTAATTATATCATCTTAGTTGTATTGTACTAATGGGTTAATTACTTCTTCCCAGTTTAAAATTTCTTCATTCCAAATATATAGTTTTTCATCTTGTGGATATTCTAATGGAGGATTCCAAAAACAAGTGCTTTCATCTAAAATCCAAGAATTAAAAGGTTTTGGAGATATAAAAGCATCAAGTTCTTTATTATAAGAATATCCAATAGCTGCAAAGTTTTTACGAAGTGGAGTTCCTCCCAAAAGATGAATTCCTCCGTGAGTATTATATGAAGTTTGAATCCATTCTCCTGGAGATGAGTCAATAAAGTTATTAAAAAAGTCAGGTTCAGCAACAATTACTTGCTCAACAATCCCATTATTTACTTTTGCAAAATGTCCCATAATTTATACCTGATACCTAACAATAACTATACCAGATCCACCAGCACCGCCAGTTCCAGCCCAAGACAAATAAGCTCCTTGTCCAGATCCACCTCCGCCAGATCCAGTATTTGCACCAGCACTTCCACCTTGTGGATTTGATCCATTTGAGCCTCCAATTGAACCATTTTGTCCAGCATTTCTTCCAGATGCTCCTGCTAAGCCAGCTGTTCCAGTACCTGAATCATAACCCATTCCTCCACCACCTGAGCCTCCTAATCCACCATTTCCTCCACGACCTGAGCTATTCCAAGCAGATCCTCCGCCTCCACCAGCATAGTAGTATGAATTACCGTCATATGAATTTAAAACTCCTGATCCTCCATCTCCACCATTTGTAGTTAGACCAGCTGTTCCAGCTGCAGCAGCACCGCCGCCGCCGCCGCCATGAACACCACTAGTTGCAGGTCCACCAGCAAATCCCTGTCCAGCTGTTCCAGATCCAAGACTTGCTCCATAAGGAGCACCACCACCAGATCCACCAGATGCAGCAGAAATATTTCCACTGTCTGCATAGGTTCCACCTTTTCCTCCACCTATTGCTGTAGAACCAAAACATGAACTATTAGACCCACTATTTCCACTATCTCCAGCCGATGTGCTACTTCTTGCACCACCAGCACCAATAACTATTGAATAAACATTTGCAGTAACATTTGTTGTAGAAACTATAAGTCCCCCTGCACCTCCACCACCACTATGTCTAACACCTGCACCGCCACCACCAGCAACAAGTAAAAATTCTACATTTGCTGTTCCAGAATTTACTGTAAAATTTCCAGAAGTTGTAAATACATGTGCTTTATAATTTGCACCGCCACTTGAATATAAAACTTCTGTTCCACCGATTGCTGTAAATTTATTTGATAACTCATACCAGCCGTCACTGTGATATGCTTCTACACTATCAATAGTTGTATTAAATCTAAACATTCCAACTGATGGAGATGCTGGTCTTTGTGCACTTGAACCAGAATTCATTACATATACTGGAACTGTTTGCATACTTGCAGATGTTAGATATGTTGAAGATGCTTCATTTTTTGATAAATAAGTTGTTGAGGCACTTGTCTGTGTAAGATAAAGACTTAAATCTAAAGTACCCCAACTTGCTGCAGATCCAGAGGTTGTTAAATACTTTCCACTATTTCCAGATTGAGATGGGAGAGCATCAATAGTTCCCCAACTACTTACAGATCCAGAAGTAGTTAAATATTTTCCACTATTTCCATCTTGAGAAGGAAGGGTAGCAGATTCTGGAATATTTGAAAAATAATTACTATCTCCATCCATTACTTTATTTGTTAGTATTTGATATCCAGATGCAGATACATAGCTTATTTCTTCAACTACCTCGTTTGAATCTACCCAAATAAATCCTGGCTCGTGATAGTCTGGTTCTGTTGCTGAATAAGTAAAAGGCTTCCAATTCTCACCAATAATATTCCAAGTCTCTCCATCAAAAGCATAATCTTGAAATTGTTGTCCAACAGAAGCGGATAGTGGAAAAAGTGTAGCCATAATATCTTAATTATATCATTATATGTATTGTGTTAATAAGGTTATTATGAGAATGTTATTGTTCCTGTGCCAGAAGTAATAGTGGTAACTTTAAATCCACCTGAAGCTGCAGGAGTTGTGCCAGTTGCTCCAGTAATACTTATTGTATAGGCATCTGGATATTTTAAAATTACAATTCCAGATCCACCTGATCCTGGAGTTCTACCACCACCACCACCGCTTCCAGTATTAGTAGTTCCACTTGTACCATTTACATCGCCACCAGCACCACCACCACCAGAGCCACCAGAGCCACTAGTTCCTACAAGGTTCCATCTACTGCCACCACCGCCTCCTGCTCGTGTTACAGATGAACCAGTTATAGATGATGAAATACCAGTTCCACCATTACCTCCAACGTTAAAGTCTCCAGTTCCACTACCAATAGCATTAGCACCAACTGCTCCAGCACCGCCACCTCCACCGCCAGCAGGATTTGTTCCTGATGAACCACCTAAACCACCATTATTACCTTGACCAGCAGTTCCAGATCCACCAGCAGTGGGTGAACCAGTTGTTCCTGCACCGCCACCGCCTGAGCCACCGCTAGTTCCAGCACCAGCCAAAGCATCACCACCACGACCACCACCAGAAGCTGAGATAGATGAAAAAACTGAACTTGATCCGCCTGTTCTAGCAGCCCCACCAGCACCAACAGTTACTGTATAAGAAGTTGCAAGCGTTGGTATTTGCGTTCCAGTTAAGTAGCCACCAGCACCGCCACCGCCACCGCCACTAAATGAAGTATTACCTCCGCCGCCAGCACCACCAGCAATAACAAGATATTCAACACTAAGTGGTGGTGGACCACTTTTTTTTCTTGTACCTAAAACTCCAAGAGTACCGCTAACACTATTTAAAAATGGCATATAATCTCCTAGATATTTAAGTTAGCACTTGCAATTACGACATTTGATGCTGCTAATATTAATGTAAAGTTAAATATATCAATTTTTCCAGCAGAACTTGTTGGTGTTGGTGCTGATCCACCAACCCATCTAATTGTTTGAGATGATCCATTTAGATTTATGGTTGTTGGAATATATCCAGTTGAACCTTGTGTAATTAAAAATGACATAGTTATGGATTTAGAAGTAGTTGTTGGAACATTTGTTAAACTTATTGTAAAGTTACCCGTTGGTGCGACTGTAGCATAATGGATTGCTCCATCATTATAATTTGCTGTCATTACATTAGTAGAAAATGAATTACTTACAACCGTTTCTCTAACTTCTGCAACATCTAAAATTCCAGGTATGGAAACAATTCCAGTAGAATCTATAGATAATCTATTTGTATAAGCAGTTCCAGACCAATGACCAATTCCAAAATTTGTTCCAGTTTCAAGTCCAATAGTTCCATAAGTACTTCCATCAGTTGACCCACTACTTGTTACATATATTGCTGGACGAGCTGATGGATCTTTTAAGTTTAAAAGACCTGTATCATTTTTTTCATCTACCCAGTCCCATAGGGAATTACCAATTGTAACTCTTGTATCAGTATTAGTTCTAGTATATGTTGTAACACCACTTACATAACCAGTTGTTCCAGTTCCACCAGCGATAATCATTCTTGCATCACCATTATCTGGAGTTCCTGTTAGAAAAGATATATTACCTGCGTGTTGTGAATCATCTGTTCCATACATTTGTATTCCAGCACCTCTAGAACCAGTTGAATACGCATCTCCAGCAGAATATATTTGAAGTTCTTGACGATTATTAGTAGAACTAACTGCAATCTTTGCTTGCATTGAATCTATTCCTCTAGCATTATTTGCTGCATTTCTTGAGGATTCAAGTCTTAGTGGTCCGTGAAGTTCTAGTCCAACGGCAGATCCATCAACAACATTATTTGCAACAAGAATTTTTCCACCATCTGTTTGAAGATTTAAAGTTGCATTTACACCATTATTAAAAGATAGTATTTCATTAGTATCTATTCTTATATTATTTGAATTATCTTGTCCTACCTGAAAAGCATGGTCAGTAGAAGAAGTGCTTGCATCTCCTGTGGCGGTTAATCTTAGGATTGGAATAGTTGCTGTAAGAAATGAAGGGGAATCTAATGAAAATTTATTATTTAATTGTGTTTGAATACCACTTGTAACTCCATCAAGATATCCTATTTCAGTATCTGATACATTTGCAACTTTTGTTTGATATGTAGAGCTTGCTGTAGATATGTCTAATTTATTTCCAAGTGCCGTTGTTATTGTAGATGCATAGTTTGCATCATCACCAAGTGCTGCTGCAAGTTCGTTAAGAGTGTTTAAGGTTGATGGAGCAGAGTCTACGATTGCTGCAACTGCTGCTGCTGAGGCTGAACTTAAATCAATGTTTGCTAACTCTGTTTTTGTCGCATAGGTAGTTGAGGCAGAGGTCTGGGTTAAATAAGTTGTAGAAGCAGAAGCCTTTGTAAGATAGGTATTTGAGGCGGAAGAATTAGTTAAAAATATAGAAATATCTGGAACTTCAGTAATAGAAGAAGCTAGCTCTACCCAATTTGTTCCATCATTTACATATGCTTTTTTAGCCATTATACCCTCCTTTTATATTATACATTATAGATCTATAAGTTGTTAAATTCTTCCTGTTATACAAGCCATTAGAGTGACGCTATTTCTTCAGGAGTTAAACCTAGTGCGCTGAGTTTGGCTAGTGCGCTAGAACGGGTTGCTATCTTCGCATCGGCTTTAGCCTGTAACTCGCCTTTAACTTCTTCCCATAAGTTCTCAAGTTCTTCAAGGGTTGGCTTTTCAGATTCAGACAACCAAGTTAGACCCTCGTAATTGTCACCGTTAAGTGTCCACTCAGAACCAACAAATTTATTACTTAAGATTGCTGCAATGTCCATCAGGCTAATACTTCCATTACTGTTATTGTTGAAATTCCACGAAAGTAACTATTAGAGTCTGTATCCGTACCACTTCGGTTTACATATACCGTTTGAGTTGCTCCAGACGTGTGACTAATATTTATAGAGTAAGTAGTTGCGCTAGTTGTTGCTGGTGAGTCTAAGAATGTGGTACCAGATGAGAGTGCAACTGCGGCTGATACAATAGCGCCACCTGAATTTGCTGAAACTTGTTGACGTGAGCCCGCAGCATTTCCAACTCCAATGGAAGTTGCTCCTCTTTTTAATGTTGTCAAAATCCCGTTACTTCCTGACGCACCACCTCCAAGGTCTAGTGAACCGTTAACCATATAGGTGACTAAAATTTTACTAGTTGCGCTACTTGGCGTGATTGTTACTGATAAACCAGTTAAGGCAGTATTCGCACCTGTAGCAAGTGACGTACTAAAGGTATCAGTCTTTGTTGTAGATAGAACTTGTTTTATTGAACCTGATAAAAGACTATTTATTTGCGCTGTAGTTGAGTATGCAGTCAGGTCGGTCTGTGCTGAGGCAAGTTCTTGCCACGCAGTACCGTCCCATACTCTAGATTTCTTAGCCAAGTAAAGCCCCTACTTCATCTTCAGTTAATCCTAGTGCTGATAGTTTTTCTAGTGCTGATACACGAGCAGCAGCTTTAGCATCTTGCTCTGCCTGACGTGCTTCTGCTTCTGCTTGCATAACTTCACGATCAGCAATTTCTTCTGCTGTCAATGGTCTTTCATATGATTCACCTGTAATTGCATCTACAATTAATGCTTTTAATTCTTCCATTTTATTCCTCCTATATTATTATAGTTTATAATTTTTATTTTTTTCATTGTTAATTCCTACTTGTATCCATAGACTTTGATGGTGCCTGTTACGTTTCCTACTGAAGTCAAAAATACTAAACCATCATAAGATGTTGAGTTCTGCGTTTGACCTGAAAAAATGCCAGTGTAATTCAAAGTTTGAGTTTCCCTAAATGAATGGAATCCGTTAGCAAAAGTTACTTCGGTAGCAAAAGGATTAAATATGTTTGCGTTAAATCCACCAGCGGTATTGGTATTTGAACCAGCACCAATAACTACTGATGATGTATCTGTAGTGTAAATAATTGTTGAAGCATCTGACCGAAGTCGTTGAGAAATTGACGTGTAGCCATTTGTAACTAAAGGAGTTCCACCTACCGCTAAACGTAAATTAAGATATCCTCCAGGAGAACTAACTGTATAGTTACATTCAATCGTATAATTAGCATAAGAAGAACTAAAGCAGTTGTTAAGAGTCACACTTGATACTGCGCTAAATGTACTGGTACTAACTAACACCAATCCACCTTGCGTTGCTATTTCTCTCGCTCTTGTCATTATGCGTACAACTCCACTATCACTATTCCGCTAGCACCATTGCCACCAGTTCTTAAAGAACTATTTTGCGTAGCAGCAGCACCGCCACCGCCACCGCCGTAAAGATTTCCATTAAAACCATTTGAAGCACTTTGCCAAGCAAGTGAGGAACGTGCGCCAGTTCCAAGTTGAGAGTCTCCACCACGACCACCATAACCACCATTGGTATTTACTGGGTTTCCTGACTCGCCACCAGCACCCTGTATAACCAAGTCACCAACACCAGAGTCTCCACCGTTACCAGGTCCAGTTGTAATCCAAAAAGTTTGAGCTCCTTGAGTTTGTCCACCATACCCACCTACGGCAGATGCTAATGAACCAAAAGATGAAGAACCACCTTGTGTTGCAGTTCCAGTAGAAACTCCAGAACTTCCAGTTCCAACTGTTACGGTTACAGATGAAGCGAGTCCAACAATATCAGTTATTAGTTTTTCAGAGTACGCACCACCACCACCGCCAGCACCAGCAGCAAATTGTCCAGAAGTCGTAGCAGTAGTTCCACCTCCACCACCACCTGCGCCTTGGCATTTAACTACTATTGCACGAATGTTTGGGTAACTTGCTTTAGTAAATGTTCCAGTTGATGTGTAGTACAAAGTGGTTAAGTATCTGTAGCCAGCATTGAACTTAATATCAGAAGTGGACTGTGTGTAAGTATCACCAACACTGTAAGCAATGATGGACTCAACCATTACTACGTCATTTGATGCTAGTGCTGTTAATCCTGAAATAGTTGAGCCAGATGTGGCGGTATAGTCTAAATTACGAACTTGTAATACTCCATTAATAAATACACTTTCATATCCTGGTGTATATTGTAAAGATAAAGAATTATTGTCAGTACCACTTAAAGATGTTTCTCCACCAGACATTGTTTTAGTCCAGCGGTAGTAAAGAGTTGAATCAACACTAGGGACTTCATCATCGCTGTCAATCCAAATGTCACCTGTAGCAGGAGTTGATGGAGCTGATGCTTGATATGATATTGGTGCTATAACTGCAGATTGTCCAATTTCAACCCATTCAGTTCCACTCCATATATATCCTGGTCTAGTTGTCATACAAAACTCACCGTTCCTGTTCCTGCGGTAAATATTGTTACTTTATTTGCATTAACAAATGATGTAGAAGCAGTAAGTCCTGCTCCAATAGTAATTGTTCTTGATGATGGGTAAGACAAAATTACTATTCCTGAACCGCCAGCACCACCTACGCCACCAGTGTAAGCACCACTATTTTGTTGAGCAGCACCACCACCACCGCCACCAGTATTTGCAGTTCCTGCAACACCATTGATTGAACCAGTTGCAACTCCACCAGCACCGCCGCCGCCAGTTCCAGCAGTTCCTGCGACAGCCCAACCACCACCACCACCGCCACCTGAACGTGTTACAGCAGAACCAGTTATTGAACTTGATAATCCTGATCCACCAGTGCCACCCCTAGCACTAGAGATGTTAGCAGCGTTTATAGCACCACCACCTACTGCACCAGCACCGCCACCACCGTTGCCAGGAGTATATGTGCCAACTGATGCATCAAAGCCTCCTCCAGCAAAACCTTGACCAGACGTTCCAGCCCCACCAGCAGTTGCAGTACTAGAAGCACCACCTGATCCACCACCAGAACCACCAGTACCACCCGATAATGCTGTACTTGTATTTCCACGAGGACCATAACCACCACCAATAGAAATTATTGATGAAAATATAGAATTTGAACCATTTACTCCAGGATTATCGACAGCCCCTGCTGCACCACCTGCTCCAACAGTTAATGTGTATGAAGTATTTTTTAGAAATGTTTGCGTATTAGTTAAATATCCTCCAGCACCGCCGCCGCCGCCTAGTGTACCTCCGCCACCGCCACCACCAGCAATTACAAGGTATTCAATTAAAAGATTTTTTTCTTCATAAAAATTCCACCATAATGAGGTTTCTGTATCATACCATTCTGGATAACCAGTAGTTGAATTAAATCTAAACAATCCTGCAGCACCTGTTGGACGTTCAGAAGTTGTACCAATATTCATTTTGTAAACAGGAGTAGTTGGTACGTCAGCCTTTAACAAAAAATCATTAGTATTAATTACAGATGCTGAAGCATTAGAATCTACCCAAACATCTCCAACTTGTGGCGATACTGGAGCATTTTCCTGATAAACAGCACCAGCAATGGATCCCCACTCTAATGCATTTGCTCCAGAATTTACTTTTAAAACATATCCTGCAGATCCTAAAGAATTTAATCCAGTTCCGCCATCTTGTGGGCTTAAAGGATTTGTAAGATCTAATGCCC